CCTGAAACCCCGGGAACGCGAAACCCCCCTTCGCCCCCGGGGTTTCCCCATTCCTGCGCCCTGCAGCCCCGTCACGGCGACCCAAACACAAACACACACGTCGCACCAAAGACCGGCACGCACGGCGCACCAAACGAAAGCCCAACCATGAAAACCGCAGCCGCCCTGGCCGCCGCGCTCATCATGACCGCAGCACCAGCCCAAGCCGTACCCATAGTCGGCGGACAAGGACTCACACCCAACGCTTGGGCGTTAGCCCAATACATCCAAACCAACTACCCCGGAGTGCAATCCATCGGCGGCGTCCGCCACGACCCACTCCCAGACCACCCATCAGGGCGGGCCGTGGACATCATGGTCGGCGGCAACACCGCACTCGGCAACCAGATCTACAACGACATCATGAGCAACCCAAACCGCTGGGGAATCTCATACGCGTTATGGCAGACCGACTACCACTACGACCACCTACACATCACCGTCAACTAGAGGGGCCAGCATGGTCGACAAACCAGGCCACGGCGACGAAGACCTCTGGCAGTACTGGCTCAATGGCCGCGGAAACCAACTAATCAGGTGGCGGTCCCCAGGTGATTACACGAGGTGCGTTGCGAACCTAGCCAGGTACGTGCCAGCCAATCAGGTCGCCGGCTACTGCGCCAAGATGCACTTCGCCGCCAACGGCTTCTGGCCAGGCGACAAACGAAACAACTGAAAGGCCCGCCGCCATGCGTGGATTCATCATCCTCACCACCATCCTCGCCGCGATCCTCATCGGCGTCACCGCAGCATCCCGGGCACAAGCCGACACGCTCCTCGAGCGGGACGCGCAGTTCGTCGCCCTCGCGGAGGAGCGCCCGTGCCCCCAGGCGGGTTCGCTTCCCTGACCCCCACGGGGTGCATACCCCCCGGGGGTATATGACCGGTGTGTTAGGCTGCTGAAATTTTCGGTACGGGTTTTGAAGCCGATGGGGTGCTCTGACCTGCGGTTTTCGGCTGTTTTCGTGTGATTGGTGGTGGTTTGGGGTGCCTTGGGGTGCTGATCGGCCTGATCGTGTGCCGATGCCTGCTGGGTGGGCTCGGACGCGCCGGCGGGTGTTGCGTGAGTCGGATGTTTGTTATGTGTGTGGCCGTGATGGTGCTGATGAGGTTGATCATCGGGTGTCTCGGGCGCGTGGTGGTGGTGAGGGCTCGAATTTGGTGCCGATTCACCGGGGTTGTCATGCGAGGAAGTCTGCTTTGGAGGGTGTTGCGCGTCGGCGGGAGTTGGCGGGGTTGAGGTTTCGGCGGGCGGATCGTCATCCGGGGAGTTTCGGTGTTTGAGTCGACGTTTGTGTCTTTGGATGTGTTGGTGGGGTCGGTTCGGGCTGAGTGGTTGGCGTTTGATGGTTCGGTTGAGGATTTTTTGGGCCGGCTGGTTGAGGGTTTTGTGTGTGCTGCGGAGGGGGAGCCGCGGGGTGCTGGTGCTGTGTCGATGGCGTTGTCGTTGTGGTTGTTGGTTCGTCAGCAGGAGTTGGTTGAGCGTCTTGTTGAGGATGTGCGGTTGCGGGATGACGCGTTGAGGTTGTTGTTTGAGTTGGATTCGTTGTAGCCGGGCCTGGTGCCCGGTTGTTGCCCCAGGAGGGTGTGATGGGCGCTCGTGGACCGGTTCCGAAGCGTAGTGATGAGCGTGTTCGGCGGAATAAGCCTGATGTTGAGGTTGAGAAGGTTTCGGCGATTGGGTGTGTTCGGGCGCCGGAGTTGGGTTTTGTTGATCCGCATCCGATGACGGTGGATTTGTTTGGGTCTTTGTCGGTTTCGGCGCAGGCCCGGTTCTATGAGCCGAGTGACTATGAGATGGCGCGGTCGGTGTTGTTCTTTTTGGATCAGCAGTTCAAGGCTTCGCGGCCGTCGGCTCAGATGGTGGCGGCGTTGTTGGCGCAGTTGTCGGATTTGTTGGTGACTGAGGGTGCGCGGCGTCGGGTTCGGTTGGAGGTTGAGCGTTCGGTGTCGGATGCTCAGGTGATTGATGTGGCGGGGATGTTGCGGGAGCGTTTGGCTGCTCGTTGACCGCCGGGGTGAGGGTTGTAGCTGCTGCGCGGTGGGCGTGTTGGTGCTCCTCTCCCCCGGCTTTACTTGAAGGGGATGCCGCTTATGCATTCGGTGGGTGTTTCTCTGCGTGACACGGTGATGTATCTGACCCGTGGCCGGGATTTCGTGTGGAATATCGGTTTGGTTGACCCGTGCGGTGATCCGCAGGAGTTCCCTGCGGGGGAACTGTTTTTTGAGTTCACTGATGGTGAGCGGTGGTTCTTTGAGGTTGACGGCGGGTTGGCTTCTATCAAGGTTGAGTCTGAGGTCGCTGATTTGGTGGCTGCGCGTGCCCGGTGGCAGTTGGTGTTTTTGCCGGAGGGTGAGCCTGCCGGCGGGATTCCTTGGGCGCGGGGCTATGTGAAGGTGGAGATTTAAATGTCTTGCGGTTGCGGTGGTGCGTCTTCGTGCAGCGGTGTGTCTGCTGGTGGTTTGGTTGTTGGGGTTCCTGGTCCTCGCGGCCCGAAGGGTGATCCGGGTTCTGGTGCCGGCGATCCTGGGCCTAAGGGCGACAAAGGCGATCCTGGTGAGAAGGGCGATCCGGGTGACCCGGCTGTTTTGCCGCAGGGCTTGGAGTTCCAGGCGAATAAAGGCGAGCCTGACGGGTACGCCGCGCTGGACTCTGATGCCCTGCTGTTGAGGCGGTTCATCCCAACGGATGTGTTAAACCCGGTGGGGCCCGTGGTGTACGCCAGCAGGTCGGGGTTGGCTTCTGACGGTTCTGATGTTTCGGTGGCGTTCGCCGCGTTGGTGCAGTCACTTCCAGATAACGCTGTGTTGATGTTGGAGGCGGGAACGTATTTCATCCCGCAACTGCGTGATCTTGTGATTGAGCGAAGCATCTCCATTGTTGGTGTTCCGGGTGCGACAACAATTTTGGGTGATGGTTCGAGGTCTAATATCTACAACAATGACACGTTGTTCTGTTTGTTGGGCGGTTCGTTCCGCGTTACGGGTGTCGATTTCGTGAAGTTACCGGCCCCGATTGAACTGCGCGATCTTCGCAACCTGGGCGATATTGTGTTGGATTCGTGTTCGTTTACGGATTGCTGCGGTGTGGCTTTTGTTATACGGCGCGGTTCGCAAACCGCTGTGAACATTGTGGAGCCGCTTGCGGCTGGGGAGACAATGTGTTTCCAAAGTTTCCGCATGTCGGATTGTGTTGTCCGAAATTGCGAGGTTGGTGTTTATCTTAATACGTTTGGTGGCTGGAAGTCGGTCGACATTCACGACAATCTGTTCGATGATGTCGGTGCGATAGCTGTTTGGGCTGGTTACTCGTATCGCAAAGAAGTTGATGCGTTGGCTTTCCAGTCGAGGCAGGCCGGTGCCCATATCCACAGCAATGTGATCCGCAATGTCCGGCCTTCCGCTTACAACCTGGGCGCGAAGGTTGGCTGCAACGGTATTCTGGTGATGGGCCAAGCCGCGCACATTCACGATAATTTCATTCAGGATGTTTTTGCTGGTACGGACTGCGAGGGCATTTACACTAAGGCCCGTTGGTGTGACATTCACGACAACATTCTGATTGATGCTGGTGGCACCGAGGCTGCGATCATGGTGAAGGGCCTTGATTTGCCTGCAGCCACGGTGATTGCCGCTGGTTCTGATGGTTTGAGGTTGCCGCAGGCAGAGATTTTCGTTGACTCAACCGAGGGTTTCCAGCCGGGGATTTCAGGTTTGTACACTGAGCCTTTGATTGTGCAGACCAGCACAGGTCCGCAGCAGGTCAGATACACCAGCAGAACTAAGAACAGTTTCCGGGGCTGCACGGGCGGCACGGGGGTTATGTCTGCTGGCGATTCGGTGGCTTTGGGTGTTGTTGGTGATTTCACTGATCCGGTTGGTAACCCGGCCACTGTGCATCACAACACGATCGTTTTCAGCGCGAACGCTAGAGCGAATCTTCGCGGCATCAGCACGGAGATGCGGCGCGTGCATATGAGCGACAACCTCATTATCGGGGCGACGGGGAGGGCTTTGTCCGCGCTCGACGGGGGGACCGTCGAACGCAACACGGTGTATGACCACCGTAGCCCCTTGGGTATAGGTGTGTACGGCAGCGATGTCACTGTGCGGGATAACCGTTTCGTCAATTTCACCGCCTCCTCGTACCCCGCTTCCACGTCGTATTCGGTGGTTCAGGTTTTAGCGTCAGCGGGTCAGGAGATTCGTAACGTCCGCATCCTGGGGAACACGTTGAGCAACACCCTCACCCTCGACGGCACAAGAACACCGGCCCAGGTCAAGACACGGTTTTTGACGATTGACGCTACCGCCACAGGTGTGGTGGACGACGTAACTGTCATGGGTAACTGGGCGCGGAACTTCGCCAGGGGGATCACGGTCAGCACCAATGGGGTTGTGTCTCGTCTGCGTGACATCGACAATGACTGGCTCAACCACGAAGGCACAGCGGTCATTAACACGGTGACGTTCGCCAGCCCACGTTCGTTCAGGGCGCTGCCCGACCTTGTAGCTAACCCTGCTTTCTCTGTGGTGACGGTCAACTCCGCGTCTGAAATCACCGCTACTGAGGGCGCTCAGATTGTGCTGATCGAAGCTGGTGGGGAACCGACTCTGGGGTCATCTGAGGACTTCGGGGGGGTTGTGGAGTTCCAGAACCGTTCAGGTGCGGATGTTGTCATCAACGCCTCGCAGGGGCAACGCATTGACGGTGAGCAGGTTTACGTTCTGCACGAAGATGAGGCTGTCACTGTGACACCCTCCGGGGATGGGTGGTCGATTGATGGCGTTTGAGAAGGTTCTGAACCTCCCACCACTGGACGTTATCGGGCAGCAGACGATATTCCATTGCGGCCCTGGGTCCGCAGAAAACATCCTCATTTCGCTGGGTATCCCGGCTGATGAGTGGGAACTGGCTATGGCGTGCCGCACCACCGAAAACGGTACGGACTGGATCGGCCAGATCAAGGATGTGTTGCAGCAGCGGGCACATCACATGGATTGGCGTTTGCAGGAGATGCCGCACGATCCCGCCACCCCGCAGGAGAAGCAAAAACTGTGGGATGACGTGTTCAACAGCATTGTTCATGCTGGGGCACCGTGTTTGATGAACTTCGTCGCACCGATGTCGAACTACCCGCGTGCGTCACGCCCGTCCCCGATTGATGGTCAGGTCCGCAACCCCTCCTACGGTGGGGGGACGGTGTATCACTACGTGACGTGTTTTGGGGTGGCTGAGGACGATAACGGCACGAAGCACATGCTGATCGTGGACTCCGGTTTCAATCCGACCGTGTATTGGATTACGCATGACCAGTGCGCCACGCTGATCCCGCCGAAGGGGTACGTCTACGGTCACGCCGAGCCTGTTGGTGTTCCGGTCCTGCCTGGGCCTGCCGCCGCTCTGGATGAGGCTGAAGCTTTGTCCATTGCGATGGGTGGTTCGTTGGGCATTGACCGGTACCGGGCTTTGGTGCCGGCGGTGAAAGACGCTTTGCGGCAGTCGGAATGCACGAACCCGCGCCGTGTCGCTGCGTGGTTCGCTCAGATCGGGCATGAGTCGGCGGGTCTTCGTTATATGGAGGAGATCGCTGATGGGTCCGCGTATGAGGGTCGCGCTGATCTTGGCAACATCCAGCCTGGTGACGGTATGCGCTACAAGGGTCACGGACCTATCCAGATCACGGGCCGGGAAAACCATCGACAGGTCAGCGAGTGGGCGTATAAGCACAATTACGTCCCGACTCCGACCTATTTTGTTGATAACCCGCAGGAGTTGGGTGGGGACACGTTCGCGTTCCTTGGCACAGCTTGGTATTGGACGGTTGCTCGCGGTACGCAGATCAATGATGCTGCGGATCGTGAGGACCATGAACAGGTGTGCCGCCTCATTAACGGTGGACTGCACGGGTTCGATGATCGGGTTCAGCGATACCACAAAGCCATTCAGGTTGCGGATCAGTTTGTTCCTAGAGGAGAACCTGATGTGGCCCCCGCCGCCGTTGTGGATGCACCCGTTCCTGGCGCGTCTACTCCGCTGACCGGTCTGCCCAGGCATCACTCGAATCCTGAGGATGTCAACGGTGCTTTGTTGAACATTCGGGCTGAAGGTTTGTTGACTCAGCGTTTGGTGTTTGAGATTGCGATGCGTGCGGGTGTGGATGCCCGCACGATTTATGAGGAAACTCGTAACAGTTTCTAGGAGGAATTGACCGACGATGATGCCGTGGGAAAGCCAACAACCTGGCCCGCCACCCCCACGGCCCGCCCCGCAGCCACCCGGACCGGTGGCACCCCCGGCACCCCAGCAGATGCAGTACGACGTTGTGCAGGCACCGGGTTACACCTACACCCACGCCCCAATCCCGCAGTACCAACCGCCACCTCCGCCGCGTCCTGCGGCGCCGGCGTTTGATCTGAACTCGCTCATCAAAGAGGCTGTGAACACTGCTGTTCAGCAGAATAAGCAGCAGTTCGTCGCGAACACGCAGAAGGCGATTGAGAAGGCTGTCGATAAGCGAACCGACAAACTTGAGGAGCAGGTCGAGGACTTGGAGGAATCGTTCTCCGGTGGCCCTGCCACCACGAGGACGTTCATTCAGGGTGCGGCGGTCGATATTGGTTTCGCGGCTTTGGCTGCCGGGGCAACGCTTATCGGCCCGGACGCTGACCTGTTCGACAAAGAACTGTGGACTCTTGTGGGAGTGATGATGTTGAAGACCGTCATTCAGACCGGGATGTCGTACGTGATGCGGATGCAGGTTCGGCAGTGACCGGGGTGCGGGAGTTCCTGTTCGCCGCCCCGGCGAAGGATCACGTCGAAACTGTCCCGGAGCGCCGGCAACGCTGGTTCGAGAACATCATGGCGATCATCATGGCTGTGGCAGCTATCTCCGCGACGTGGGCCAGCTTTGAGGCGTCCCGTTGGGGCGGTAAGGGTTCCGGCCTGGTGTCGGAGTCCAACGTGTTGCGTGCCGACTCAGCCAGGTGGGCTGCCCGCGGCGCGGAACAAACATCCGTTGATGCGTCGGTGTGGATTGAGTGGCAGAAAGCGATCCTGCTGGGCCGGGATGACTTCGCCGCGTTCATCGTTGAGCGGTTCTCCCCCGAGTTGGATGAGGCGCAGGAAACGTGGTTGGGTGTTGTTGACCCAGCTGAAGGGAAACTGCCGAAAGGCACCCCGATGGCGTTGGACTCCTACATCCCTCCGGGGCAGGAGAAGTCCGAGCGGTTCGCAGCGAAAGCTGAGGAGTTGCTGGCCGAGTCCAGCATCTACAGCTCGGTGTCGGGCAAGTACACCATGCTGACGATCATGTTCGCCCTGGTGTTGTTCTTCGGGAGTGTGGCTACAAAGTTCCACGGCCCGAAGATTCAGTTGGCGTTGGGGTCTTTGGCGTTCCTGCTGCTGGGTTCCGCGTTCGTGAGGATGCTGCTCCTACCGATCATCTGATGGAGCACACGGTCCTGTTGAACAACGGCCAGTCGGTGTCCCTGGTTGGTGAGTTGGAGTTGGTTGGGGACTTCATGGTGTTGTCGAACGAGCGTGTGACGTACAGGTTCCACTGTTTGAGCGTGGCGTACTGCCGCTCCCGGAGATCAGTCGGTGGCGGAAGTTAGGATGCTGAAGATGTGAAAAGGCCCCGGCGGCTGCTGGTAACAGCCCCGGGGTATGGCCGAGACTTGATAGGAGTCCCGACGTGTCCCATGCTAGTGCGCTCATCAAGCTTTGCAGCTATTGCGGGGCGGATCTCGGGGATTGTCATCCCCGACGGAAGTATTGCAGCCGAAGTTGCAAACAGTCTTTCCTGTGGCGGCTTCACAACCCGACATCCCCTGTCGGGCATTGCGGCTGGTGTCAGGAGAAGATGCCGGATGGAAAGCGGCCACACGCCCAATACTGCTCGCGTCCGTGCAAGGCCGCAGCCGCACATGGTCGTCGTCGTAAAACGACGCCAGAAGAGAATGCCGAAAGGTACCGGCGCGAAAAGGAACGGCGCAAGGAGTACGCCATCCAGCGTTACCGGGAAGAGCCGGAGCGGGCAAAGCAATACAGCCGCTCGTGGCGCATTTCAAACCCGGACAAGAGGCATATCCAGCATCAACGCCGCAGAGCCCGCATCCGATCTGCCTATGTAGAAGACGTGGACCGCAATGTCGTATTCGGCCGAGACGAAATGATCTGCCAGAAATGCGGCATCCGATGCGATCCTGCCGCGCAATGGCCGGCTGGAAACATGCCCACGCTAGACCACGTCGTGGCGCTTGCGAACGGCGGTGAACATAGCTACGAAAACTCGCAAACCCTGTGCCTGGCCTGTAATTGCCGGAAGGGCGCACGCTAAAAAACCGCCATTTGGAAGGAGAGCACTTGATGGACGACCTACTTGCTTGCCCTCCGAATTTTGAAGGGCCAACATGGCGCAAGAAGGTTACCGGCGAGTGGCATCTCCCCGACAAGACGCTCGGCTGGGAAATCATCAACTGGCTCGCAACCTATGTGCGTTCCCCAGATGGGGATGGCCCGTTTCTTCCGACGCTTGAGCAGTGCAGATGGCTTCTTTGGTGGTATGCGATAGACAACGATGGCGAGTTTGTCTACCGCTCAGGGACTTTGCGGAGAATGAAGGGCGCTGGCAAGGATGTCGTCGCTGCTGCGTTGTCGCTAGCTGAGTTGTGCGGCCCGGTGTCGTTCTCCCATTTCAACTTGAAGGGCAATCCGGTTGGAAAGCCGCGATTCGCCGCCTGGGTCCAGCTCGCCGCCGTGAGTTACGAGCAGACAAAGAACACGCGGGCGTTGTTCCCGGCTTTGATCACTGACCGCATGAAGCGTGAGTATCAGCTTGAGGTCGGCAAGACCTTGATCTATAGCGGCGCTGGGGGGCGGATCGAGTCGATCACCTCGAGTCCGTTTTCCGCAGAGGGGAACCGGCCCACGTTCGTTGTCCTCAATGAGTGCCAGTACTGGTTTGAGAGCAACAACGGCCATGCTTTGGCCGGAATCCTTGAGGGAAACGTCACAAAGGTTAAAGGCGCTAGGAAGTTGTCGATCTGCAACGCGCATGTTCCTGGTGAGGATTCGGTTGCGGAGCGTGATTACGACGCCTACTTAGCCGTCAAGGCCGGCCAGGCCGTCGATACAGGAGTGCTCTACGACTCTATAGAGGCGCCTGCGGATACCCCTGTTTCGGAGATTCCACCCGAGGATATTGATCCTGAGGGTTACGCGGCGGGAATAGCGAAGCTGAGGGCGGGAATTGATATCGCCCGAGGCGATGCGACGTGGCTCTCGGTCGATTCCATAGTTGCGTCGATCCTGGACGTGAGAAATCCGGTCAGTGAGAGCCGTCGTAAGTATCTGAATCAGGTTTTGTCAGCTGATGACGCATATCTTGCGACGTATGAGTGGGATGCCTGCGCGGACACAGAGTCGAAGCTGGAACCGGGTGAGCGGATCGTCCTGGGCTTTGATGGATCCAAGACCCAAGATCACACAGCTTTGGTTGCTTGCCGGGTGGAGGACGGCTGCCTATTTCTGATCAAAGCGTGGAACCCGGAGATGTACGGCGGCGAGGTTCCCCGTATGGATGTTGACGCAACGGTGCGTTCGACGTTCGCCAAGTATGAGGTGGTTGGTTTCCGCGCGGACGTTAAGGAGTGGGAGTCCTATATCGACCAGTGGTCGCGGGACTTCAAACGAGTGTTGAAGGTGTCGGCTTCGCCGGGCAATCCTGTGAGCTACGACATGCGCGGAAACCAGAAGCGTTTCACGCTGGATTGCGAACGGTTCCTAGATGCTGTTTTGGAGCGGGAACTGACCCATGACGGTAATCCAGTTCTGCGTCAACATGTTTTGAATTGCCGACGCCATCCAACGAATTGGGGTGGCCTGGGCGTGAGGAAAGCGTCTAGGGACTCGTCAAGGAAGATCGACGCGGCGGTTTGCGCGATCATCGCATTCGGCTTGCGTCACGAGTACCTGATGTCGAGGAAAGCTAGAAGCAGAAGGGTGTCGGTCATCAAGTGACCTCTTCCGGGGTGATTGCCGACTACAGAGAGAGTTAACGCCAGTGGCTGACATTGAGGACATGCGTGAGGCGCTTCTGAGTGTTTTTGAAGCCACGCAAACCCCTTTCCGGGATAGCCGCGCCTACTACGACGCCGAGAAAAGGCCAGACGCTATCGGTATCGCCGTTCCGGTGGAGATGCGCCGGCTGCTGGCGCATGTGGGGTACCCGCGCTTGTATGTGGATGCGATAGCGGAGCGCCAGGAGTTGGAGGGGTTCCGCATGGGCGGCGCCGACAACGGCGACGCGGAGCTGTGGGACTGGTGGCAAGCTAACGACCTCGATGTGGAGGCCACGCTGGGTCACACCGACGCCCTGATCTATGGGCGTGCCTACATCACGGTGGCGGCGGCGGACCCGCGCACTGATGTGAATGTTGACCCGGAGGTTCCGATCATCCGGGTGGAGCCACCCACGAGTTTGCATGCGGTGATTGATCCGCGGACCCGTGAGGTCACCAAAGCGATCCGCGCTGTGTATGACGATGAGCGTTCCGGTTTGGTGGCGTCGACCCTGTATCTGCCTGATGTGACGGTGCAGTGGGTGCGGGAGCGGGGCCGGTGGGTGCAGGTGTCGCGGGTGAAGCATTCGTTGGGGTTCGTCCCGGTGATCCCGATGGCGAACCGCACCCGGTTGTCGGACACGTATGGCACGTCGGAGATCAGCCCGGAGGTCCGGTCGATCACCGACGCTGCTGCACGCATTTTGATGGACATGCAGGGAACAGCGGAGCTGATGGCCATCCCGCAGAGACTGATTTTCGGGGTGAAGCCGGAAGATTTGGGGGTGGACCCGGAGACGGGCAAGCAACTATTCGACGCTTACATGTCGAGGATTTTGGCGTTTGAGGATGTGGATGCGAACGCCACCCAGTTCTCCGCCGCGGAGCTACGCAACTTCGTTGACGCCCTTGACGCTTTGGATAGGAAAGCCGCCGCGTACACCGGGTTGCCGCCGCAGTATTTGAGTTTCTCTTCGGATAATCCGGCGTCGGCTGAGGCGATCAAATCGTCGGAGTCGAGGTTGGTGAAGAAAGTCGAACGCAAGAACAAGCTGTTCGGTGGGGCGTGGGAACAGGCCATGCGGATCGCCTACAAAGTCGCCAAAGGGCAGGACGCCCCACCGGAGATGTTCCGCCTGGAGTCGGTGTGGCGTGACCCCTCAACCCCTACTTATGCGGCGAAAGCTGATGCGGTGACGAAGTTGTACGCCAACGGTGCGGGTGTGATCGGCAAAGAGAGAGCACGTATCGACCTCGGGTACTCCATTGCTGAGCGTGAGGAGATGCGGGCCTGGGACGCCGAGGAGAACCCTTTGGGCCAGTTGGCCGGCATGTATTCCGAACCGAAACCCAAACCCGCCGTTGAGGACGTGATCGGCGCGTAACCAGAAGGGCCGCCTGGTGGATGCTGAGGATTATGCGTTGCAGCAGGCGTTGATCTCGGCTGCTGTGCTGCGGTTCGTGTTGCAGTTCGCGAAGTTCGCGGCGCAGCCGCTGTTGACGGCGGCGGACTGGATTTCGTTTCTGCGCCTGTTGTTCCCGGAGGTTCAACGCCGCCGCGAGCAGTCAGCGATGCTGGCCAGGGATTTCTACGACATCGCCCGCCGCCAGGCCCACCCGGAGCTACCGGTGCTGGCGCGGGAGTTGGAGCCCTACGAGTTCTCCTGGTTCGCCCAGGCTTTGGAGCCGGTGCGGGCGTCGATGTCGGTGGAAGCCGCCCCGCAGCAAGCGGTCGGGCAGGTCGCCGCGGTGGTGGTTCGTGAAGTGGAGAACGCCGGCCGCCGCCAAATCATCAACGCGGTGAAGAACGATAAACCGTTGGACGCCAAACTCACCGAGCAGCGTGAACGCATCAAGCTGACTGATGAGCAGATCGCGGAGTTCCGGGATTTGTTGAACCCGACCGCCGAGGTCACCTCGTGGGCCGGGTCGAAAGTCACGGTGGACCGCAAAGTGGAGTTGGCGGTCACCGAGGTTCGGGGTTGGGCCAGGGTCGCCACGGGGAAAGAGACGTGCGCGTTCTGTTTGGCGTTGGTGTCCCGCGGCCCTGTGTACTACACCGGGCAATCCGCCGGGGTGGATTTACCCGACGACGAGCTGGTGGACATGTTCCGGGCGTCGAGCCTCGAGGAGTACTTCGGGGACATTGAGGAGTTCATGGCCCCGGAGGACCGTTTCCACACGAACTGCGACTGCAAAATCGTCCCGGTTTTCGATTTGGAGAACTGGGTTGGCCGGCGGGCATCGCAGAGGGCGTTCACGTTGTGGGAGGAAGCTTCCCGCCGCGCCAAGGACGCTTTGGAAGCCGAACCGGACAAGAAGTTCTACTCCCGCAACGGCCCTAAGTACGGGCCGAATAAGGGGAAACCTGGGTGGTACAAAACCACCCTGAATCGTGAGGCACTCAACCAGCTGCGGCAGATGATCGCCGCGGGTGAGGCCAACGCAACTGACTGGGCCGCCCTGAACGCGGCCTGAGTTAAGGAAAACCGTGAGCCCTTGATGGGTTCTCAACTACGCCCAGGAGGCAACCAACATGTCAGACGAAGCCGTTACCGCCGACACTGAATCTGCTGTGGCCCCGGAGGTCACCCCAGAGGACAGCGGCATGCTTGAGGAGATCCGGAAGGTTCGCAGGGAGAACGCGAAATACCGGACTGAACGCAACGAAGCCCTCGCGGCTATCGAGGCACTCAAGAAGTCTCATGGTGATCAGGACGCAGCGTTCAACGAAACCCAGGCCGAGCTTTCCGCCCGCAGCTTGGAGTTGTTGAAGTTGAAGACTGTTCTCGCTGAGGGCATCCCAGCTGAGGATGTTCTGGATGTGGCTGCCCTGATTCAGGGTGACGATGAGGCCACGGTTTCGGACAGCGTGAAGCGTGTGAAGTCGCTTCTGGACAAGGCTCCCACCCGGGAGCGCCCTGTTGACCCATCTCAGGGTTCGGGCAATGTGCTGCCGCTGAACGGTGATCCGTTGTTGGAGACCGTGAAGCGGATGGTCGGCGCCTAAACCCCCTTTTCAAGAAAGAAGACAAACAGAAATGCCTGCATTCAATACCCCTAATACGGTGGCCATGACCGGCGACACGATGTTCCAGGGTTACCTGGACCCGGTGATGTCTCAGGACTACTTCGCTGAGGTTGAGAAGACCTCTGTGGTTCAGCAGATCGCCCGGAAGATCCCTTTGGGTCCGACCGGTGTTCGTATCCCGCACTGGGATGGTGATGTTCGCGCCAAGTGGACCGGTGAGGGTGAGCAGAAGCCCGTCACCAAGGGTTCGATGACCAAGCAGGAAGTGGTCCCGCACAAGATCGCGACCATTTTCGCGGCAAGCGCCGAGGTTGTCCGGGTCAACCCGGGCAACTACCTCGCGACGATGCGCACGAAGGTCGCCGAGGCGATCGCGCTTGCCTTTGACGCCGCGGTGCTGCACGGCATCGACAGCCCGTTCGGTAAGTGCGTCGCCGACACCACTAAGTCCATCAAGCTGGCCGGCCCGGACACTGCGTTCGATTCGCTGAACAAGGGCCTGGATCTGCTGCTGAAGGACAAGAAGAAGTGGAACGGCACCCTGTTCGATGATCTGGCCGAGCCGGTCCTCAACGGGTCGAAGGACAAGCAGGACCGC